AAAGATAGATCGTACGGCTCCTGCACAGGAGCTGTATTCTGCTTCCCCAATGTTCCAAAAAACTTTAGAGTATGGAAAAAAACTAAAGCCAGATAAGATGTTTATTCTATCTGCTAAGCATCACTTGGTACCTTTAACTAAAGAGTTAGCTCCATACGACAAAACTCTTAAAGAAATGCCTAAAGATGAGAAAGAAAAATGGGGTGAGGAAACAGTAAAACAAATGAAATCAGCGGGTATAAACCCAGAAAAAGACAAATTCATATTCCTCACCGGCAGCGAGTATCTAAAGCCTTTAACCAAATATATCCCAGAAGAAAACATGGAAACACCTATGGAGGGAAAACGATTTGGACAGCGTTTAAAGTGGTTAAACAGTCAGTTAAATGAGATATTTACTAAATTAAAAAATATTATATATGAAGTTCTCAAAAAGTAAAATAAACGAATATATCCAGTTATATTTAAATGATTTAGAAGATTATGGTGATGAGAGTGTGGATTTATTAACAGAAAAACTAACTCTTCATAACTTTAGTCAACTTTTAGTTGAGTCTCACCAAGATGTTCCGTCATTATTACGTGAAGCTATCACCAAATCAGGTGAAGAACAACGAAAAGTATATGAAAATTTCTTAGAATATTTGGAAAATATATAACTTTTTATTTGGCTTTACAAGGTTTTGATGTTATATTCAAATATAAAATAAAAAACATATGGGTATTGATCAAACATTACAAGTAAAGCGTTTTAAGTCACCAGACGGAACAGTACGTTACATGAAAGATGGTAAATTACACAATTGGGAAGGTCCAGCTGTGATTCATCCGGATGGAAAAGAAGAATATTTTATTAATGGGTTTGCACATACTAAGGATGAGTGGAAGAAAGCTAAAAAATCAGGTGATGGATTGCCTTGGTACAAAAGTGGAGCTGCTAAACAGCGATTCTAATTATATATGGAATATTTATAAATAAAAACATAAAACAATGAATGAAGAATTTAAAAAAATGCAGAAAATAGCTGGTTTAATTACAGAATCAGAATATAAAGAAAACATAAATGAAAATATGGCTTCCCTTAGTCAAGAAATATATATGGATTTCTTAAATGAATTATTTAATGTTCTTGGTAATGGTGCTAACTCATATGATAATAGTACTTGGACTGCTAAAGAAGAAGAATTAGCGCGTGCTATTAATGGAGCTATAGAAGCTGCTAATATTGATCTTGTATAATTTTACAAACATATTTTAAATTAGGCTTGCAAATGCAGGCCTTTTTTATTACCTTATAAATAAAACAATATATGAAGATAGGATTTTGTGGTACAGTATCTGTAGGTAAAACAACATTAGTTAATGCTTTAAAAGAATTACCTGAATTTAAAGACTATTATTTTGCTACTGAGCGTAGTAAGTATTTACGTGATTTAGGTATTCCATTAAATACAGATAGTACATTAAAAGGTCAAACAATATTCTTAGCTGAACGTTGTTCTGAGTTGATGAGAGAAAATGTTATTACTGATAGAACAGTGATTGATGTTATAGCTTTTGCACATTGTGCTGAGTCTATTGAAGATAATGATAAAGAAGAGTTTATTAATTATGCTTCTGCTTTTATTCCTGAATATGATTATATATTTTATGTGTCACCTGTAGGAGTGCAAATTGAAAATAATGGAGTTAGAGAAACAAATGCTGATTATCGTGATTTAATTGATTTAACTATTAAACATGCTTGTAAAGAAGCATTACCATATATAACTAATTTTGGTATAATTTCTGGTACTACAGAACAAAGAATAGAACAAGTGAAATTTTATTTAGGGCTTTGATATTTATATCAAAACCCAAATACAAATGAAACGTTCAGATCTAAAAAAACAAATAGAAGAAGTAATCACTGAAATCTTAAGTGAAGTAGATATCGATAAAACTGCTGGAACGGTAGTAATGAAAAAAACTACTCCCCCTTCAGAAATTAAAAAAGTAACAGCTCAAGGTATTGATGTTGAGTTAAAAGAAACTGAAGATGACGAATTTGACGCACCTGAAAAAGAACCTTCAAAAGCAGAATTAAAGAAAATTGACAAAGAATTTAATTCAAGCAAATTTGCTAAAAAATTATCACCAGCTGACAAAGAACGTTTAGACAAAGTTGAAGCAGGTATAAAGAAAAAATTAGCTAATCCAACTAAAGATAATATCGCTATTGTTAAACAATTAATCAGCAAGCCTGAAATTAAAAAATTGTTCAAAGATGGTGGTAAAGACCTTAAAGCCTTGATATCAGATATCATAGGTTAATTTTAACTTAAAAAGGTTTTATGAGTCAAGACATTAAACAAATTATAAGGGAAGAATACTTGAAGTGTGCCCAAGACCCGGCGCACTTCATGAAAAAATACTGCTATATTCAACACCCTACTCGCGGTAGAATTCAATTTAACTTATACCCATTCCAGGAAAAAGTATTACGATTATGGAGAGATAATCCATATGACATAATACTTAAATCTCGTCAGTTAGGTATATCCACTTTAGTAGCTGGTTATTCATTATGGTTAATGCTGTTTCAAAAGGACAAAAACGTTCTTTGTATAGCCACTAAGCAAGAAACAGCTAAGAACATGGTAACGAAAGTTAAATTCATGTTTGAAAATCTTCCTTCATGGTTAAAAATACCAGCGGATGAAAATAATAAACTAACATTACGATTAAGTAATGGTTCTCAAGTTAAAGCAGTTTCAGCAGCAGGCGATGCAGGTCGATCAGAAGCAGTATCACTTCTAATTATAGACGAGGCCGCTTTCATTGATGGTGTAGAGGAAATATGGGCATCAGCTCAACAAACCTTAGCAACTGGTGGTGGAGCAATTGTATTATCTACTCCATATGGTACAGGAAACTGGTTCCATAAAACGTGGGTTAAAGCAGAATCTGGTGTAGTTGAAGAAGGAGTACCTAGTTTCTTACCAATAAAATTACCTTGGTATGTTCACCCTGAGCGAGATGAGAAATGGAGAAAAGCTCAAGACGGATTACTAGGTGATCCAAGATTAGCAGCACAAGAGTGTGACTGTGACTTTAATACTTCAGGTGATACTGTATTTTATAACGAACAAATAGAATATATTTCAGCAACTTCTCTTAAAGATCCCGTGGAGAGAAGGGGAGTTGATCGTAACTTATGGGTGTGGGAATCGCCAGATTATACTCGTAGTTACATGGTTGTTGCTGACGTAGCTAGAGGTGACGGTAAAGACTCATCTGCATGTCACGTAATTGATATTGAATCAAATACACAAGTAGCTGAGTATAAAGGACAGTTATCACCTCGTGAATTTGGTTATTTTTTATGTGGATTAGCTACAGAATATAACAATGCTATGTTAGTAGTTGAAAACGCAAATATGGGTTGGTCAACTATTGAAGCAATACAAGAAAGAGAATATAAAAACTTATATTATTCTACAAAAAGTGACGCGCTAACCGCTGAAAACTATTTAGATAGATCAGATGATCCATCAAAAATGGTACCAGGGTTTACAATGTCTTTAAAAACAAGACCACTTGTAATTAATAAGTTTAGAGAATACATAGGTGATAAAAGTGTTGTCATCAGATCTAAACGATTATTGGAAGAAATGAGAGTTTTTATATGGAAAAATGGTAGAGCTGAAGCTCAATCTGGTTATAATGATGATTTAGTTATGAGTATGGCAACAGCAATGTTTGTTCGTGATACAGCTTTAAAATTTAAGTCACAAAACATGGATTTAGCTCGAGCTGCTTTAAATAATATACAGGCAGTTCGCACTCAGCTTAATGGAGCTTATATGCCTAATATGAATCAAAATCCATATAATATCAATATAAACGGAAGAAATGAGGATTTGAGCTGGCTTTTGTGATATTTATAATAAATTTAAAATAATAGAATGGCTGATACAGGCATATTTTCAAGATTACAGAGATTATTCTCTACAGACGTCATAATTAGAAACGCTGGTGGTAACCAGTTAAAAGTTATGGACGTTAATAGTATCCAATCAACAGGAGAATTTAAAACAAATGCTTTAGTAGACAGATACAGTCGTATTTACTCAAGTAATACCACATCATTATATGGTTCACAATTAAATTTAAACTGGAGATACTTACGTACTCAAGTTTACTCAGATTATGATGCTATGGATACAGATGCTATTGTAGCTTCTGCTTTAGATATTATAGCTGATGAGTGTACTTTAAAAAATGATATGGGAGAAGTACTTCAAATTAGAAGTAGTGATGAAGATACACAAAAAATTCTATATAACTTATTCTATGATGTATTAAATATCGAATTTAACTTATGGAGTTGGATTCGTCAAATGTGTAAGTATGGAGATTTTTTCTTAAAACTAGAAATAGCTGAAAAATTCGGTGTGTATAATGTTATACCTTATACTGCTTACCATATAGCTAGAGAAGAAGGTATTGACCCTAAAAGTCCAGCTGAGGTAAGATATAGATACAGCCCAGATGGTTATAGTTCAGGTGTTACAGGTGGATATGGTGGTGTGAATGCTGCTTCTACTTATACTAAAGAAAAACAAGCAGGCACAATTTATTTTGATAATTATGAGATGGCTCACTTTAGATTAGTAGCTGACACTAATTATCTTCCTTATGGTCGTTCTTATCTAGAACCAGCACGTAAATTATTTAAACAATACATACTAATGGAAGACGCTATGTTAATCCATCGTATTGTTCGTGCCCCAGAAAAACGTATTTTCTATATCAATGTAGGTTCTATTCCACCAAACGAGGTAGAAAACTTCATGCAGAAGACTATCTCAACAATGAAGAGAACTCCATTTATTGATCCACAAACAGGTGAATATAATCTAAAATATAACTTACAAAACTCATTAGAAGATTTTTACATTCCAATGAGAGGTAATGACACAACAACTAAGATTGAGCCTACTAAAGGATTAGAATATACAGCTATTGATGACGTAGTTTATTTAAGAGATAAATTATTTGCTGCATTAAAAGTACCTAAAGCGTTCATGGGATATGAAAAAGACTTAACAGGTAAAGCAACTTTAGCAGCAGAAGATATTCGTTTTGCTCGTACAATTGATAGATTACAACGTATTGTTCTTTCAGAACTATATAAAATAGCTTTAGTTCACTTATATACTCAAGGTTACAGAAATGAAAATTTAACTAACTTTGAATTATCTTTAACTACACCTTCTATAATATACGATCAAGAAAGAGTGGCTTTAATGAAGGAAAAAGTGGATTTAGCTCGCAATATTATGGAAACTAAATTATTGCCAACAGATTGGATTTACGATAATATATTCCACTTAAGCGAGGATCAATTTGATGAATATAGAGCATTAATAGCCGAAGACCAAAAACGTACTTTCAGATTTAAACAAATTGAAAACGAAGGTAACGACCCACTTGAATCAGGTAAATCATATGGTACACCTCATGACTTAGCAGCATTATATGGTGCTGGAAGAAATGGAATAGGTGTTCCAGATGGATATGATAAAGATGCTCCTTTAGGTAGACCTGAAGAAAAATCGTCAAATATTAACACTCAAGGAAATGCTTTTGGTAGAGACAGATTAGGTAAACATGATATGAAAGTAGATGATACTGAAGGTCCAAGCTTAAAACCTAACTATAAAGGTGGTTCACCATTAGCTATGGAAAGTGCTAAAAAGAACTCTAGATTACTTGAATCATTAGACAAAAAACTAGTATTTAAGAAAGACGATTCTTCACTTTTAGATGAATCACAGATACGTGAATAACATTTTCATATATATTTATAGACAAAATAACGATTAGAATGACTATCAAACATTCGAAGTATAAAAATACCGGTATCCTTTTTGAACTGCTTGTGAGACAAATCACAGCTGACACTTTATCAGGAGCAGAATCACCTGCTACGGGTATATTAAAAAAATACTTTAGTAAAACTGAATTAGGTAAAGAGTATAAAATATACGAGAGTTTCTTTAAAAATAGAAATACTAGTGAGGCTAAAGCTGATATGGTGATTACTACTCTTATTGAGAGTTCAAAACATTTAAATCGTACTGCTTTAAAAAGACAAAAGTATAATTTAATTAAAGAAATTAAAGAACATTATAATTTAGAAGAATTCTTTAAAACTAAATTACCTAATTACAAAGCACAAGCCGCTTTATTTACACTATTGGAAGTTTATAATAGTGAAAATCTTTCTAATCCTGACCAGATTATAGAAAATAAAACATCTCTTTTAGAATACTTAACTTCTAAAACTCAAAATAAAGAAGAAGTAAAAGAAAATATTATAGAAGAATTCAAATCTCAAGACAAAGACGTTCGTATCTTAACTTATAGAGTACTATTGGAGAAATTTAATGACCAATATGGAAATCTGAATAATAATCAGAAGAACGTTCTTAAAGAATTTATCAATAGTGTTGATAGTACTCCTAAATTAAAAGAGTTCTATAACACTAAAATAAATGAAATTAAATCTCACTTATCTAATTTAAATAAACAAGTAACTGATAAAGCTATTCAAATAAAGATAAATGAGATCATCAATATATTACCTAGTTTAGGTAAAAATGATAAAGTTAATGATGACCATTTAATCAATCTTCTTCAGTATTACCAATTAGTAGAAGAATTAGAAAAGATAAAATGAGCAAACTTAAAGACATAATACTTAAAAAACTATCAGAAGAAAGCGCCACAGGTACTGGTGCTTCTTTTACTGCAGGTGCGGGTGAAAACTATGCGACTCCAGCGGCTTTTAACCCGAATAAAAACGCTAAAGGTGCTAAGAATATATATTACTATAAATTAGGCTTTAAACCAGTTAACCAGAAGACTTTGAATAAAGCTGCCAAAGGTATTGAAGTAAAACATTTATGGGAAGAAGAAGGTACAGGATTTGATATAGAATCATATTTATCTTCATTGCCAACTGATAGTGAAGAAATTAAAAAATATATAGCTGGACGTTTAGGTGATTTTGATTTATTATCAAGTAAATTAAAAGAACTTATAAAACTACTTCAAGAAGCTAAAAAAGAAACAATAAATAGTTATCGTGAGAATCCTGAATTTAGAGCTGTTTATGGTACAGATTTAGCAGTTTCACTTTTAGATGACGTAATAAAATTATTTAAACAAAATGAATAAAACACTACAAGAACAATATAACCTTATTAAAGAAGGTAAAGGTAATAAACAGCAATTCTTTAAATCAGCTCGTCATATATTTCCTGATTTAGTAACTCCAGTTAATACTTTTGAGGATGCAGTAGTTATTCTTAAAAACAGAGGTATTATCTCTGAAAGTATAGGTGGTTTAGTGACTAAAGGTACTACTCCTGATTGGCATAAAATATTTAGAGAAAATATTACTGAAGAAGCTAAAAAAGTAGTAAACGCTAAACAAAATGGTGACAAATCATATACTGTTGAATATAGTGATGGTACTACTAAAAAAATAGCTGTTAGTAATGATGCTTGGGATGAAATAAATGACAAGTACGGTAAATTAACAGAAACTAAAGATTATAAAAAAGGAGATAAAGTTAAATTTACTAATAAAACTTGGACTGTAACTAATACTTATGTCGATGGTGATGGAGATAAATTTTATGACATTGAATTAAATGGTAAAACACATAAAGAGGTTCCTGTTACAGCTCTAAAAGAAGCTAAAGAAGCTAAAGCTGAGGAAAAAGAACCTACTAAAGATGTAGTCGATATGGAAACTAAAGGCTACGACTATAAAGATAAGAAAAATTACGATAATGTATTTGGTGAAGAGTTCTTAAAAGGATTCTATACTGAAATGGGTGACTCTAAAAAT